CACCATGATGGTGATTGCGCAAAACGTGCAGGACATGATCGACAACTGCCTGCAGTTTCATGCGCAGTACATCGGCAACAACACATCACCTGGCAGCAGCTACGTCAACCGCGACTTCCTCGGCACACGCCTTGAGCCGCAGGAGATCCAAGCGCTGCTGCAGCTTTACACCGCAGGCACCATCACGCAGGAAACCTTGCTGCGTGAGCTTGCCGAAGGCGATGTACTAGGCGACGACTTTAACGTGGATGAGGAGCTTGAAGCGACGGCCAATGCGGGGCTTGATCTACAACCTGCTGGACTGGGTAACCGACCGCTTAGTGGACCTGATGATCTGGATGGAACCGAGGAAACCCAGGAGACAGGAGCTTGATTATCACGTCAGCGCCTTGCCGCAAGAGGTCTTAGCCATCGTGCGGATCAGTTGGTACAAGCAAGGCAAGCCAGATGAAATTGATGAAACCATCTTGTTTGAAGACGGCCAAAACGGCTACGACGCATTTGCTGCATTGATCACTACTGCACTGAACCGCGGCGCTAACGTCAGCATCCGCAGCGGCTACCAACCGGAAGATCTTGGCATTGAACGATGAGCACACCAGAAGCGCTCTATCGCAATGCAATCGACCTGAACCGCTACAGCAATAGCGTTGCGCGGCGTGTGATCAATGCCTACAACGACATCATCATTGATGCAGTCAATCAGCTACGCACCATTGATGAGCTGTCAGCACCAGTCAAGGCAGCACGGCTGCGGGCGATCCTTGCGCAGCTCAAGGACTCGCTTGGTACGTGGGCAGGCGACGCAACGGAGCTGACTGCATTGGAGCTGCAGGGCATTGCGCAGTTGCAGTCTGAGTTTGTGACCGATCAACTGCGGCGTGCATTGCCGGCAGGTGCACGTGATGCAGTGCGCACCGTCGAGATCAGCCCGCAGTTTGCGCAGTCAGTGGTCACTACTGATCCAACGCAGATCAACGTGGTGGCGCTGTCGGATGATTTGTTTGCTGCCGTGCAAGGTGCACCGGCAACATTCAGCCTCACCGCAGCGCAAGGCGCCACGATCACGCTGCCCAATGGCGAAGTGGTCACCAAAGCATTCCGCGGCATTGCCGTTGACCAGGCTGAGCGGTTCTCTCAAGTCGTGCGGCAAGGCTTGCTAACTGGTGAGCCGACGCCAGCCATTGCCAAGCGGCTGATCGGAAACCTTGAATTTGGCGAAGAAGCCAAGACCGTGAAGCAGCTAGTTGCAGCGGGAGGCCAGGCAACAGCGGTTGCCGATAATCAGATCGTTAGCCTTGTGCGCACCAGTATCAACCAAGTAGCCAATGCAGCTAGCCAGCAGGTATATGAGGCCAATCAAGACATCACTAAAAAGTATCGCTATGTGGCAACACTGGATACCCGCACCAGCAGCATTTGCCGTGCATTGGATGGCCGCGAGTTTGAATACGGCAAAGGCCCAACACCGCCGCAGCACTTCAACTGTCGCAGCACGACAGTGCCGGTGATCGACTACGACGAGCTGGACTTTATACCACCACCACCAGCTAAGCGCGCATCAGCAGGCGGTCAGGTGCCGGCGGACGTGTCTTATGGCGACTGGCTGGCAAACAAACAAAAGGGCGAATCCGACGCAGATCTCTTGGCCCGGCAAGCGAAAGCGCTAGGAGCTCAGAAGGCGAAATACTTTAGAAGGCTTGCGGAAGATCGCGGGCCTGATCAAGCCATCGCCAAGTTAGTCCGTGATGACGGCTCAGAGCTAACCTTAAATCAGCTTCGCGCACGATATGGACCTGCCTAGCCTGCGCCATTTTCAGAATGCTGGCATCTACTACATCTCGAGTGATCCCGTAGAAGCACTGCATGGCGAGGCATGGGTGCCAGCTATCTACACCGACAAGGGATGGGCAACAGCTGACGGCTCTACACTGTTAACAGGCATTGAGGAATGGCGGGATGGTCAAGAAGAAGGACAAGGTAGCCAAGGTGATGGGCGAGTACAAGCGGGGGACACTCCAAAGCGGCAAGCCCGGACCAGGCAAGGGTCCAAAGGTAAAAAGCCGCAAGCAGGCAATAGCAATTGCCCTATCTGAAGCCGGCAAATCACGCAAAGGTAAGAAGTAATGGCTAAGAAACCCGGCCTCTACGCCAACATTGCCGCCAAGCGCAAGCGCATCGCAGCCGGCAGCAAGGAGCGCATGGCGCGCAAGGGTGAAGCCGGCAGGCCATCTGCTGCTGCGTTCAAGGCGGCCGCTAAGACCGCGAAGAAAAAGAAGTAATCAGCACGGCTAGAATGCGATTATGAATTCATAAAAGCCAATGGCCCGTACTTACAAACGTGACTCCAGAGGGCGCTTTGCCGGCGGCGGCGGCGGCGGGAGCAAATCCAAAGGCGGCTCTACGCGTTCCGCTAATACCGCTCGCTCTAAAGAATTACAAGCTAAAGGCACAACTGCCATCGGCGGTCGCGTCAAGGCGAAAGGCTTTTCTGGTCAAAAAGCCGCTCAGCAACGCGCTGGTGGACTTCGAGCTACGAATACGAAAGGCTTGAAAACAAAAGGCACCGGTGCAGGTGCAGGCACTCGTGCTGGCATGAAGGCCAGTGCTGCTCAGGCTGGAAAAGCACGCTCCAAGGCTGCCTCTAAGGGCGCCAAGAAAATGAGCAAGGCCCCAGTGAGTGCTGCTAAAACTCGCTACAAGGAACTGAGCGGCCGCGCTCGTCGGTCTTCCCCTCTCCGTTCTGCAGCGGACAACCGCAAAGCCGCTGGCGCTAAGCGCAGCCTCGCGACAATGATCAAAAAGCGCGGCGCTTGATTAACTTGCGAATTCATCCCAAGTCCCCAAGTTTTCCATAATCTCTTGGGCAAAATCGGTGATGAACACCAAATCGCCATCCTCATCTCGAGCGATGGCGATAATTCTTGATAGGTGCATGTTGCCAACGGTGGCAAATAAGCACACCTCACTGCCGTCTTCGTCGACATCAATGATCCGCTTTAACGCATTGCGAATAGCGCGTGATCCAAGGCCGTCTGGGTCTGATGCGATAATTTCCATGCGGCTAGCCTAGTCCAGCGACGGCCGATGGCGCCATGATCACATACCGCGGCGAGCAGTTTGACGGCTACAACAAGCCGAAGCGAACGCCGAAGCATCCGAACAAGTCGCACGCGGTGCTCGCCAAGGAAGGTGACAAGGTAAAGCTGATCCGCTTTGGGCAGCAAGGCGTCAGCGGCAGCCCATCACGAGAAGGTGAATCCGCCGCGGCCAAAGCACGCCGTGCATCCTTCAAGGCTCGACACGCCAGCAACATTGCCAAGGGCAAGATGTCCGCTGCGTATTGGGCTGACAAGGAAAAGTGGTAACGTAGAAGTGCAATTAAGCCTGCGGCTTATCCATGTCTGATGAACAACAAACCCAGGAGCCTGCGGCTACTACTGGGAATGCTGATGTACTGCAGCGCAGTATTGAAGCATTAGAACGCAAGAATCAAGAGTTGATTGCAGAGTTGCGTGCAGCAAAGAAATCCAAGGCGCCTGATGGGGTCAATGTCGATGAACTGCTGGAGTTCAAGCGCAACTATGAGCAGCAGCAGCTTGAATCCCAAGGCAAGTATCAAGAAGCCCGGCAAGCTTTGGAGCAGCAGTTCCGTGAGGCGACGGCGGAGAAGGACCAGCGCATTACAGAACTTGAGTCCCGCGTCCGCGAGCTAGAGCTGGTCACACCAGCAGTCACGGCATTGGCTGAGATCGTGCACGATCCTGATCTTGTGCTCAAGACCAAGTTGTCGCCTGATGCAATCCAGCGCGAAGCGGATGGCACTGTGGTCGTGGTCGATGGCTACCAGCGCACACCCGTCAGCGAATGGGCCAAGACGCTGCCCGCATGGATGCAGAAGCAACCCAAGCCGCAAGGCAGTGGCGCACCAACCGGCGGCAGCAATGGCGCCATCCCTGCCGGTATGGCTAATCCATTCAGCCGCGAAGGATTCAACCTCACTGAGCAGTCACGGCTATTCCGTACAGATCGTGACCTATACGACCGGATGAAAGCAGCAGCTAACCGTTAGTATTTGAGTGTCTGCTCGTGATGGCTGCGCCACATAGAGCCTGGGGCTGCGCCCACATCCGTAAACCCTTTTTGAGGATTAGTCATGGCGACCCTTCGCTCTGACATCATCATCCCCGAGGTATTTACGCCTTACGTCATTGAGCAAACCACTCAGCGTGATGCCTTCCTGGCTTCCGGTGTGGTGCAGCCTCTGGCGGAGCTAAATGCCACCGAGGGCGGTGATTTCATCAACGTTCCCTTCTGGAAAGCCAACCTTTCCGGTGACTTCGAGGTGCTGACCGACAGCGGCAGCCTCACCCCTGGCAAGATCCAAGCCGACAAGCAAGTCGGCGTGATCCTGCACCGTGGCCGCGCCTTTGAGGCTCGTGACCTGGCTGCTCTTGCTGCTGGTTCTGATCCCATGGCTGCCATCGGCGCCAAGATCGCTGATTACATCGCTAACCAGCGTCAAAAGGATCTGCTGTCCTGCCTTGCCGGCGTGTTCGGCACCCTGGGCACCACCTCTAGCTCGGCCGCCTTCTTCCCCCTGACCATTGACGGCGAATCGGGCGATACCCCGACTGTGCTGTCCCCCCGTCATGTGGCAGAAGCCAAGTCGCTGCTGGGCGACCAAGGCGATAAGTTGACCGCGATTGCTATGCATTCAAAGGTCTACTATGATTTAGTTGAGCGCAAGGCTATCGACTATGTGTCGACTGCTGAAGCCCGCGGCACCAGCACCACTCAGTCCGGCGGTTCTCTCGTTGCTGCTTATGGCGGCAACGTGGATGTGCCTACCTACTGCGGCCTGCGCGTTATCGTCTCCGACGATGTGCAAACCGAAGGCAGCGGCTCCACCACTGAGTACGCCACCTATTTCTTCACCCAAGGCGCTATTGCCTCCGGTGAGCAGATGGCAATGCAGACTGAAACCGACCGTGACATCCTCGCCAAGAGCGATGCCATGTCGATCGACCTGCACTACGTCTACCACCCGGTGGGCGCTAAGTGGGGCGTGACCACCACCAATCCCACTCGCGCCCAACTGGCGACCGTGGGCAACTGGTCGAAGGTGTACGAAACCAAGAACCTTGGCATCGTGCGCGCGACCAACACCTCTAACTTCGATTGAGGTAACTGACCATGGCATCCATCTTTGAGCTTGGCGACATCCCCGGCGGCCTTCTGCCCGGGCAAATGGGTCTGGCAGCTCCTACTGCCAC